CGGATTAAAACGAGAGCAGAGCATCTACGTGAAGCACAAACAGCTTTTAATGCCTTTATACGTGAGCGCGATAAAGGATTGCCTTGTATTAGTTGCGGAAGACATCATCAAGGCCAATTCCATGCAGGCCACTACCTTTCAGTAGGAGCGCACCCAGAAATGCGATTTGATGAACGTAACGTATATCTGCAATGCGCCCCGTGTAATAACCATTTAAGCGGCAATATCGTTGAGTACCGAAAAAACCTGATTGTTCGATACGGTCAAAAAGTGGTTGATTATCTTGAGTCAAAGCATGAAGCAAAGAAATACACGGTTGAGCAGATTAAAGAAATTAAGAGTAAGTATCGTTTAAAACTTAAAGAACTTAAAAAGCAAAAGGTGGCGTAAATGGGTTGGGTGTTTATTGGTTTTGTAGCAGTGTTAATTCTTCTCATAGCGGCTTTAAGCATTGTTAATGTGAACGTAGATAATGATGTCGATGATTTTGCTGGGTGGGGAGTGTGAATTGTGAACAAAACTCAAGCAATGGCGGCAATGAATCCGCAAGCGATGGTGATTGATGATATGGCACGATCCACTTTACAGAAAAAAGGAGCGACTTATGACGAGGCGCTGGGCTTTGTCTCAAGCTGTCGCGGTGTTAGCTGTTTGGCTCATTATTCACTTATGCCTAGTGATGAAGACACTGTTAGCCGAAAGGCTTGTGCAAGAGAATTAAAAAAAGCGTTAAATCTACTTATTGCAGTTGAGTGGATAGAGGCTTGTATAGAAGTGTTTGTTGATCGCCACAATGAATCACACTCAAAACAAATGTTTCAAATTCCTGATGATATTTATAACCTTTTATCTAACTGGGAAAACGAGTGGCAAAGAGAGCTTGGTTGTGCTGATAAAGATTAATTATAAAATACTTTAAAAAAAGCTTGTAACTTACTGATAAAGTCTAGTAAAATAAAACACGGGTCAAAGCCACTTAAATTTGACCTTGAAAAATTAATTCACAAACCCCGATTTAGCTTATGCGGTCGGGGTTTTTTTATGCCTGGAATAAATGTGATTACACTAGAACTCTACCGAGAAAACAGCAAAGAAACTGGTACGAAAGGCACTCTTATGCTTGGGGATAAAGAAATTTGCAGCATGTTCGAGTTGCCTTGGTTAGAGAACGCTAAAGGAAAAAGCTGTATTCCACCAGGCCGTTATGAAGTAACGTATTTAAAGCGTTCAGCAAGCGGTAAGTATAAAGACGTTTATCATGTTCAAAACGTGCCAGGGCGTACAGGTATCTTGATTCACCTGGGGAATTGGGCAGGTGATACTGATAAAGGATTTAAATCTGATACCGATGGTTGTTTATTACCTGCAAGCGGTTTCACAGTAGATGAAAATCGTCAACTAATGGGATATGACAGTAAAAGTGCGTTACAAGCAATACATGACGCAACTAAGCGTGATGGATTTATTTTAGAGATTTATGGACTATGAGTTTTTTATCTATTGTTGGTTCAATAATTGAGCCTGTCACAAACTTAATTGATGAGCTTCATACTTCTGATGAAGAAAAGCTTTTAATAAAAGAGCGTGTAATGACTTTGCAAGCAAAAGCATATTCAGAAGCACTTGAATATGAAAAGGCACAGTTACAAGCACAGGCCGATATTATCAAAGCAGAAGCACAAGGCAAAAGCTGGATTCAAAGAAGCTGGCGACCTATCACGATGCTTACTTTCTTAGTTTTGGTTGTGTGCGATTCATTTGGTTGGTTAGCTAATCCTCTCGCACCCGAAGCATGGACTTTATTGCAGATTGGATTAGGTGGTTATGTTGTTGGGCGGTCAGCCGAGAAGATAGCTCCTGCTGTTATGGAAAAGATAGGTAGTAAATAATGAACGATGAAAGCTGGCGCAGAGAAGTGGATAACAAGCTTATCTCTCACGATAAAGATATTCACACAATCGCTAAATCAGTACAGAGTATTGATGAGTCGGTCAAAACGATGACAGAGCTACAAGTTAAACAAGCTATTCGTGATGAACACTTTCAAGCTCAAGTGAAAGAAGTAAAAGCTGTTGCAATTCGAGCGCACTCTCGCTTAGATGAACATGATAAAGACAAGAAAAAGCTAACGTGGCTGTTCATTACTCCTGTCATATTGTCTTTAGTCGGAACAGTGGTTTATAAATCAAGTGCCAATGACTCTATTAATAAAAAGCTAGACACTTTAGTTTCAGAAATAAAGAAATCTAAGTAATTCCAATTCACCTTGTAGGAGGTGATAAGTCTCCACAAGCCTAAGTGGTAAACAATGGCATAGATTCACAGGCTGTTACTTTTCGGGTAATGGCCTTTTTTTATAGCTGAAAAACCTTAGAGGAATCAGCATGGCAAAATTAACAGCAAAACAAGAATTATTCTGTCTTGAATACCTTATTGACTTAAACGCAACCCAAGCAGCAATTCGCGCTGGGTATAGCGAAAAGACCGCTAAAGACATTGCTTGTGAAAACTTAGCAAAACCCAACTTACAGTCCCGTATAGCTGAATTAAAGGCAGAGCGTGTTGAACGTACCGAAATAAACGCAGATTGGGTACTAAAGCAGCAACAAGAAGTGTACAAGGTAGCAATGGGTATCATTCCTACTAAAGTGGTCGTAAGAGAGTCTGTAGGCGATGGTATGACACAGCATTTGACTCAAGAAATGATGAAGCACGACTTGGCCGCAGCTAATAAAGCATTAGAAACCATTGGTAAGCATATTGATGTACAAGCTTGGAATGATAAAAAAGAGATTACAGGCTCTTTGCAAGTATCTAAGCCAAAAGCAGAGATAGAAGCAGAGCTTATTTCATTGGGTATTGACCCCAGCACGTTATGAGTAAAGCAGAAATAGCGTTACAGCTCGTTAAAGAGTATCAGGAAAAGAAGCGTACACATAAGCGTGAGTTCTTCCAGCCGTACCAATGGCAATTAGATTTTTATAGGGCAGGTGTTGGCAACAAGCAGCGTTTATTAATGGCTGCTAACCGTGTTGGTAAGACCATGAGCGCGGCTTATGAGCTGGCTTGTCACTTAACTGGTGATTATCCTGATTGGTGGGAAGGCCATAGATTTAACTATCCTATTAACGCATTAATGATGGGTGTTACTAACGATCAGATTCGTGACGTTACACAGAAAGAATTGCTAGGTGAAATTCTTGATAGAGAGTTTACAGGTGGCATGGTTCATCAATCTGAAATCTATCAGTACACATCGGCAGTGGGCGCACCTGGCCTGGCAAAAGACGTAAGCGTAAGACATAAGAACGGTGGCTTTTCTAAAGTCAATATTCGCTCATACAGCCAGGGTCAGCAAGTTATCATGGGGCAAACCTATGACTTCTTCTTAATTGATGAAGAACCGATTGATTCAAAGATATATCCGCAAGCCTTAACTCGTACCGCAACTGGTAACAAGGGGAAAGGTGGTTACGGTGTAATGACATTCACACCAGAAAACGGTATGACTGAGCTAGTAACACAGTTCATGGAAGATATAAAGCCAGGTCAATATCTACAAAATGCCACTTGGGATGATGCCTTACACCTGACTGAAGAAACAAAAGAGCAGTTATTACAAGCTTACCCAGAGTATCAACGAAAGATGCGTACATTGGGTATTCCTGCGCTTGGTGAGGGAATGGTTTTCCCTATCGCAGAAGAATCAATTAGCTGTGATTCGTTCGAGATACCGAGCCACTTCAAGCGATTGGCAGCGATTGACTTTGGTATAGACCATCCAACATCAGCCGTTTGGACTGCTTACGATGCAGACCGTGACATTATCTATATCTATGACTGCTATAAGAAAGAGGGTGAAGTACCAGCTATTCATGCAGCTCAAATCAAATCTAAGGGCGCATATATCCCTTTAGTGTATCCGCATGATGGGGATAACAGAGAAAAGGGAAGTGGTGAAACTCTAGCGGATATGTACCGACAACATGGCGTTGCAGTGATTAAGAAGTTCGATAACCCAGATGGTACGAATTACGTTGAGCCTGGCTTGATGGAAATGCTAGAGCGAATGCGAACAGGTCGTTTAAAAGTGTTTAGCGACTTAAAGCCTTGGTTTGATGAATTCAGACGCTATCACAGAAAGAATGGCAAGATTGTTAAGACGTTCGATGACTTAATGGACGCGACACGATATTCAGCAATTAGCGTTACACGTTACGGCAAGCAAGGTAACAGTAACGAGCAACAAATAAACTTATACACGCAGGTTATCTAAATGGAAATCAGAGATTCAGAAGAGTTGAAAAGCATTGTATTGCGTAATATTGAATCCGCTAAATCTAATGCAGAAGAGGTAGGGTCTCAGCGCAAAAAGGCTTATCAATATTACTATATGAAGCCGTTAGGTAATGAGCGTGAGGGTCGTTCTCAGCATGTAAGCCCTGATGTAATGCAAGCGGTTGATTACATTAAATATATGATTATGGATGCTTTTACTTCTAATCGTGACTTAGTGCGCTTTGAGCCAGAGAATGAGGGCGATATTGAAGCGGCTGAACAGGCAACGCAATACGTTAATCACGTTATGCACAAGCAGAATGATGGTTATAAGGTCATTTATGATGCGGTACACGATGGGTTATTGTTAAAGAATGGCATTATCAAGCGTTACTGGAAGAAAGACCAGTCAATATCTAAAGAACAATTTGAGGGATTGAGTGAACCACAGTTTAACCAGTTGTTATCGCGACCTGATATTGAACTTGTAACGCTAGAAGAATCCATGATAGAAGTTCCTGTACCTGATGGTATGGGTAATGTCATTGGTGTACAGCAATCGCCTATTTTTAGCGGTGAAGTTGAAGTTATTAAAGATACCAGCCGTATCTCGATTGAGTCAGTACCACCAGAAGAGTTCCTTATCTCAGCTAATGCCACATCATTAGAAGATGCAGATTTTGTAGCGCATTTCCGAAAAGTACAGAAGTCCGAACTACTAAGCATGGGCTATAACCCTGAGAAGATCGAGCAAGTTGGTAGTGAGCGTCACATCAATCAGAATAATGAAGCTTTATCTCGTAATGCGTTCGACTCTACTAGTACATTAGGCGCGGTTAGTCACGATGCTGATGGTCGTGAGTATGTCACATTATACGAAAGCTATATTAAGGTTGATGTAAGTGGTACAGGACGAATTGAAATCTATAAGATGGATATTGCTAACGACATTCTGCTAGATATTGAAGAAGTGACAGAATACCCGTTTGAGTACTGGTCTGCTTTACCTATTCCTCACAAGTTTAATGGTATGTCGATTGCCGATATTGTGATTCCAACTCAGTACACGAATAGCCAAATCAAACGCGCTTTAACAGACTACACGCTATTAACCGCAAACCCTCGCTATCAAACTAATCTAGCGATGGTGAACAATGCACGTGACTTAATAGACAATCGCATCGGTGCGACTATCTCAGTGAATGATGTCAACCAGTCAATTAGACCGCTAGACATTCCGCAGATTAGCCCAGGCTTATTCACTCTACCCGAAATGCTAGAGCAAGATAAAGAGCGTGTTACTGGCCTTTCTCGCATGGCACAAGGTGTCGATTCTTCCGCATTTAGCGCACAAAACCACAGAGATACGATTAAAGAAATGACCAAGGCTGGAAGCATTAAGCCTAGCGGTATCGCTCGTAACTTTGCGGAAATGTGTCTTAAAAAGCTCATGGCCGCCATCTATCGTTTAGCGATGGAGAATGAAACGCAAGAAAAGATCATGCGTATAAACGGTAAGTATGTTCCTGTTAACCCTGGACAATGGAAAGAACGCACTCAGTTAAGCGTATCAGTGGCATTAACGGGTGATGATGGTATGAAGCGCGCCCAACAAATGCTGGGTATTGCAGGTCAGATGCGAAATGACCCTATGGCTTCACAGTTATTCGGTGAGGGTCAAACTTACGCTATGTATAAAGACATTATGGAAGAAGCGGGTATTATCTCGCCTTACTATTTAGAGAACCCTAATACCACTGAGTTCCAACAGAAGAAACAGCAACAAGCTATGGCGCAACAAAAAGCGCAACAAGAGCAAATGGCTATGACTCAAGCACAACTTCAATTAGCGGACAAACAAATCACGCTGACATCACAGACTAACCAGGCCAAAATGCAGTTAGATAAGTATAAGCATGATGACAAAATGGGGTTAGAGCGTGAGAAACAAGATCAGGTTGAATTAATGGATACTCACGAAAGAAGAATGGATTATGGCAACCTGTAAAGATTTAGAGCGTTTTTTCGCTAAAAAGATTGATGACAAACTACCAGCCCCAGACGTTAAAGAGGTTTATAAACGTGTTTCAAATATTCAAGAAGAAAAACCGAAGCGAAGCCGAACAACTAAGCGTAGGAGACGCAGCAAAAAGCCTACTGCAGAATGAAGCATTGGTAGAAGGAATCGCAAGGGTTCAAGATGATTTGTTGGTTAAGTTTCATCAAGCCGATATTACAGACCCTAAAGTTTTTTTACAGATTCAAGCGGATAGAAAAGCGTTTGACTCTTTACTCATTCATTTAGCGACTATTGCTAAAGAAGCCGAGCTAATACAGCTCAAACAATAACCAACGCAGAATTAAAGATAAACCCTCCTAGTGAGGGTTTTTTTATGCCTGCCATAAATGGAGAACAACCATGCAAATGGAATCTCAACCTACTATCGAAGAAAGATTTAAAGCCACTATTCAGATGGACTCGCAAGAGCAGCCACAAGAACCAGAAGGCGAACAAACCGCAGTTGAGACTGTGGAAGATACAGACGTTTTAGATTTGGACACGGGAACAAATGAATCAGAGGAAGTCGAATTAGACCAAGCCGATGATGAACTTGAAGAAGTGGAAGAAGATGAAAGCGATGAGCAAGCATTAGAAAGCGATATTGAACTCGATGCGACATACATTTTAGATGGTGTAGAGCTAACAGGACAAGAGCTAAAAGATGGTTACTTACGTCAGTCTGACTATACCAGGAAAACACAAGAACTTTCTGAACAGAGAAAGGCTGTGGATTCGGGTATTGAGCAAGCCAAACAGAATATGGAGTTAGGCGTAACTGCTCTGGGAATGCTTACAAGTGAAGTTGATGCACAGTTACATCGTTATTCGCAAGTTAACTGGCAAGAACTAGCCACACAAGCAGATCCACAAGAATACAACCGTATGCAAGCAGAAATGCAAGGCTTACAACAGCGTAAACAGCAACTTAATCAACAAGTTCAGCAATTCTTTCAGGTACACAACCAACAACAAGAAGCAATGAAAGCAGAGAAGGCAAAACAGGCAGTAGAAACCCTACAAGCTAATATTCCGAACTGGAATAACAATACCTACTCTGAGTTACAACGTTTTGGTGTTGAGGTTGGATACTCCGAACAAGAAATGATGAACGCTACTGATGCAAGATTGTTTATGTTGCTACATAAAGCCAAGCAAGCTGATACAGCAAAAACGGTAGCAACAAAGAAAAAGGTTAAAGCAAGTCCAAAAAGGGCTATGAAATCAGGCTCATTAAAAGAAAACTCTGGAAGTGAGCAGGCTAAACAAGCACACGCACGACTAAAGCAAACAGGCCGTGTAGATGATGCAGCTTTAGCGTTTAAAGCAAGAATGTCTAAACGATAGGAGAAATTGACATGGTAGCGCACGTAAAAACTTATGACCAAAACAACCTTAAAGAAGATGTATCAGATATTATTTTTGATATTTCACCAGAAGAAACCCCGTTTGTATCAGCTATCCGTAAGGGTACTTGTTCAAGCACGAACCCAGAGTGGCATGAAGATTCACTTGATCCTGCGGCAACGAACTCACAAGTTGAGGGTGCAGATGCACCAGTGGCTAGCCAAACTGCAACTGTTAACCGTAAGAACTATACACAGATTTTCTCTAAAACTGTGTTGGTATCAGGTACATCGCGTTCAGTAGACCAGTACGGTGCATCAGACGAGCTTACTCGACAGCTTTCTAA